TGACAAGTATTGATTACGATCCTACTCGTAAAACATCTCCTATTCAAAAATATAAAAACATAATCAATGATAATGGTGGTGAAGTAAGAGTACAGTATGTTCCTGTACCATACAATCTATCATTTGAACTTGGTGTTATGGCAAAGTCACAGGACGATGCTCTACAAATTACAGAGCAGATACTACCATACTTCCAACCATCATTCAGTGTTACTCTCAACATGATACCTGATATGAATGAGAAGAAAGATATTGCTGTTGTTCTAAACAATGTATCATATGAGGATACATGGGATGATAGTTTCTACGAGCGTAGATATATTGTTTACACTCTTAACTTCCAGATGAAGACATATCTATACGGTCCTTACAACACATCAGATGTTATCAAGAAAGCAATCATACACGAAACACTTGGTGATACAGCAGTTAGTCGTAGAGCTATCACTAGAACATATACACCCAAAGCAAAAACTGATATCAATACTGATGGTGTCATTGATGCAGCAGATGATGCATTGGTCGATGCTGGTGACGACTTTGGATTTAATGAAGGGATTGAATTCTTATGAACCTAGAAGATAATATGGAGGAACTTCTTAACATGGACGTAGAACATGTTGAGAAACCTAACTTGCCAAAGGTAAAATCAAAAGAAGATGATCAACAAAAAGATTATGAATATACTCGTGGTGAATTATATTCTTTGATAGACCAAGGTCAAGAAGCGGTGAAGGGTGCATTGGAAGTAGCACAAGAAAGTGGTCACCCTAGAGCATATGAAGTTGCTGTAGCGGCGATGAAACATGTTGCAGACATGACAGAGAAATTACAAGACTTACATAAGAAAATGAAAGATCTTGATGAAGAAATAAAAGGTCCTAAGAATGTTACTAACAATGCTATGTTCGTTGGTAGCACTGCTGAATTACAAAAAATGCTTAAACAAATGGGTGGTGGCAAGAGATAGTTGCATAAATAAATGCATAGACCCTGACATGGTATATGAGATACAAAGAATTTAAAAGACTCGCTGAGTCTGCCACTGTGCAGGATAACGGAATTTTAGAAGGTGCAGCCTGGACAAAGAAGGCTGGCAAGAACAAAGAAGGTGGACTTAATGAGAAAGGAAGGAAGTCTTACGAAAGAGCAAATCCTGGATCTGACCTTAAAGCACCAAGCAAGAAGGTTGGAAATCCCCGTCGGACATCCTTTTGTGCTAGAATGAAAGGAATGAAAAAGAAATTAACTTCAAAGAAAACTGCCAGTGATCCTGATAGTAGGATCAACAAATCACTAAGAGCTTGGAATTGCTAACAAAGCGTAAACTACACTATCTTTTTGACTATAATTATAGTATAATAACTGTAGAACTATGCGTTTTAATAATGGCGATATCCATTGTCTAATACGAGCTTGTCTAATCGCTCAAGAACAGACAGGATCTGAGGACATATGGGATAGATATGCCGACTTGATAGAAAAACTTAGAGTTTATTCTGATCAAGTTTTATCCCCATCTGAATCATGAAAATAAAAACAAGATTTGAAACTTTCTCTGAAAGAGAAAGACAGATGCTTTCAGAAGCAATCTGGAGAAGACAAAGAAGTTATATTGCTGGCGATAAACTGTTCAACGAGTATGGGAAGATGTTGTCAGAATGTTTAGATAAAATGGACTATATGCCAGGCAAAGTAGTATAAATACCTATTAATATTATGTTCAGTAAAGAATTAAAAGAGGCAACTAAGGAGTCTCATTCAGCAGCAGAAAATACAAAATTTGTTGCAGGATTTCTTAGAGGTGTTGTTGACCCTGAGGAGTATCGTAAACTCATTGCCAATTTCTGGTATGTTTACAGTACCATGGAAAGACTAATTCATGATGCTGATGACCCAACTGTAAGAGTATTACAGGGATGGCAATCACAACTTGATCGTAGTCAGGCATTAGAAAAAGATCTAGTATATTATTACGGTCCTTATTGGAAAGAACAGATAGGTCCTTCACCAGCGTGTGATACCTATTGTTTTAGACTTAGTGAATTAGCACAGCAAGATCCATATCTTCTGCTTGCTCATCATTATACTAGGTACATAGGTGATCTATCAGGTGGACAAATTCTATGTAAAATAGCAAAGAGTGCACTTAATCCTCCTGCGGGAGAAGGTCTAAATTTCTATGAGTTTCCTGAGATTCATGATGCAAAAGAATGGAAAACAAATTACAGGGCAATACTTGATGTGTTAAATCTAAATCAATCACAGAAGAATGCTATATTTGCTGAGGCAAACTATGCATTTAGATTGAATATGTACATGTTTGATGAGATCAAATCTGAAGATCCATACCCTGCATTGACAGCACTTAAAGGTTTCTGGAAAGTAATTACTGGTTCCATTACCAATTAACAAAAATGAAAAACTTACCAATTAAATCTACCTGTGTAGTATTTGGTCTAATAGTAGGAACAGCAGCGTTCCTTATACCACAAGCGTGGGCACATCCTATATTAGTGTAAATGTTTAATACTTTATTATTTGGAGTTGGGTTATCTCAATTTCACCTCAGTGATATTGATAACGAAAAATTATCTAAGTTTAAAGAGCAAAGATATTTGGATACCTCTGATCCATTATTGTCAGAGTTAAATTCTCGTATCTTAAAAGAAGGCAAACTTATTTTAAACTCAACTTGTAAAAGTAAAGAGTTATACATTAAAAAAATTTGGTGCAACTATAATATCAATAAAGATATAGAGGAACCACACAATCATAGAAATAGTTTTTTGTCTGCTATTTACTATCCACTATCTACAGATGGAGTAATACAATTCTTTTCTCCATTCTCAGATTATTTTTTATCACAAGTTCCTATTGAAGATGTATATGATATGAACTGTTACAACTCTAGTTTCTACGAGTTACCAGTTAGATCTGGAGACTTATTAATATTTAATTCAATGCTCTACCATAGAGCAAAACTATCCAGTGATGAAAGGATATCTATAGCGTATGACATTAATATTAAATCATGGTAGTATGGGGAGTCGTATGGATGGTTGGTATACTGGTCGCAATAGTGACTTGGTACATCTACTATATACTAAAGATGTCATTTATGGAGATGAACGATGGGAGCGATGACACCACCAAGTAGGAAATCCTGCTACAATTTTAGAGTTACGGAGATAAATCGTGTTGTTGACGGCGATACTATTGATGTCACCATTGATCTTGGGTTTGACTTATACAAGAAAGAAAGAGTTAGAGTTGCAGGAGTTGATACGCCAGAGAAAAGAACAAGAAATCTGGAAGAAAAGGCATTGGGAATAGATGCTACTAATTGGTTAAAACAAAAACTTGAGGATACTATTGATGGAGAATATGAACTTACTATACGAACTGAACTTAAAGGCGGGGTTGGTAAGTATGGTCGCTTGCTTGGTTGGTTATATGTGGGTGATGAAGAAGTTTCATTAAATGAAGATATGATTGAAGAAGGGTATGCTTGGGCATATGATGGGGGTACAAAACAAAAAGACTTCGAGGAACTTCGTAAAATACGAAGGTCTTTCGGTACACTTAATGAATAACTATTATGAAAAGTAGAATGATTGAAGCTCTCAAAGCATCCGCTAATGGAGAGATCAAAAAACACCTAGTTAATATTGATGTTTACTTACACAATCCTGTTGGTATTGGTGAGCACTCTAATATTATGGCAGCAGTTGAGCAAGAACTAGATGGTATTGCGAAACAAGATGATAGATTAGAAGCATTAGAAAAATATGTAGAAGGTAGAGAAAAAAATAACTGCTTCAAATACTCATGAACATAGAAGATCCTATTGATGATTGGAATATCCATTTAGAGATTGGCATTACTGATGCTAGAACAATGCATCGTCTAATTACTTTTGCTCTAGAGAATGGATACGACAAGGATGATAAAGTATATCTAGAGGAAATGAAGAGTCAATTTTATGCTATGTTATTAGAATACTCTTTTACTCATATAGATCATGAATGACATAACCATATTCATATTTGGTATTATGTTTGCATCAGTTGTTGGTGCAACCTTTGCATTTATGTGGAGGATGACAGGTGCTGTATTAGAAGACGTAAGGAAACCACAGAAAAAAATGCATCCTGAGATGAAAGAGGTGCAAGATGGTGATGAGTTATTGGTGTTTAAGGGATTAGAAGACCCTGACGATAAATAAGGTATGGCAACTAATGATGTATATCTAGGTAATCCCAACCTAAAGAAGGCGGGTACACCTATACAATTTACAAAGAAGCAAGTACAAGAATGGATCAAATGTAAAAAAGATCCAATATATTTTGCTACCCATTATATAAAAATCATCTCACTTGATGAAGGTCTAGTTCCTTTTGACATGTATGATTTTCAAAAAAGAATCTTACAGGACTTTCATGAAAATAGATTTAACATTGCTAAACTCCCTAGGCAAACAGGTAAAAGTACTACTGTTGTGGCCTACCTTTTATATTACGCTATCTTCTATGACAGTGTTAATATTGGTATACTCGCTAACAAAGCTTCAACTGCAAGGGAACTACTCGGAAGACTCCAACTAGCATACGAAAATCTACCAAAGTGGATGCAACACGGTATTTTAGTATGGAACAAGGGTAATGTCGAACTCGAAAACGGATCAAAAATATTGGCTGCTTCTACGTCTGCTAGTGCAGTTAGAGGTATGTCCTTCAACATTCTATTCCTTGACGAGTTTGCATTCGTCCCTAACCACGTCGCAGAACAATTCTTTGCATCGGTATATCCTACTATTACTTCTGGTAAATCAACTAAAGTCATAATCATATCCACTCCTAATGGCATGAACCACTTCTATAAGATGTGGGAAGATGCTAGAAACGATAAGAACGGTTACATAACAAACGAAGTTCATTGGTCACAAGTACCTGGCAGAGATAAGAAGTGGAAAGAAGAGACAATAAAGAATACATCTAAGAGACAATTTGCACAAGAGTTTGAATGCGACTTCTTGGGGTCTGCTGATACACTTATCAGTCCAGCAAAATTACAATGCATTCCGTTCAATGACCCAATTAATTCAAATGCAGGACTTGATGTTTTTGCGAGAGCAGAAGAGGATCACGAATATATTATTACTGTTGATGTTGCCAGAGGAATTGGTGGCGACTATTCTGCTTTCATCGTGTTTGATATCACCACTCTCCCGTACAAGATCGTTGCGAAGTACAGAAATAATGAGATTAAACCTGTACTGTTTCCCTCGGTCATCTTTCAAGTAGCAAAGGAATATAACAATCCTTACATACTTGTTGAGGTAAATGACATAGGAGACTCGATAGCAGCAACACTTAACTATGATCTAGAATATCCTAACGTACTCATGTGTGCTATGAGAGGTAGGGCAGGGCAGATAGTAGGACAAGGATTCTCAGGAACAAAGACACAGTTAGGTGTTAAGATGAGTATTACTGTCAAGAAAATTGGATGTGCCAATCTAAAAGCAATTATAGAAGAAGATAAATTAACGTTTACCGATTTCGATATTCTTCAAGAACTTACTACATTCATACAAAGAAAGCAAGCATGGGAGGCAGACGAAGGTTACCATGATGATCTTGTTATGTGTATGGTATTGTTTGCATGGTTAGTCATGCAAGACTACTTTAAAGAAATGACTGACCAAGATGTCAGAAGAAGAATTTATGAAGAACAACGAAATCAAATAGAACAAGACATGGCACCATTTGGTTTTATAGATGATGGTCTGGGAGATGATACATTTGTAGACGCCGATGGATCTTTCTGGTATGGAAATAAAGAAGAAACAGTTGATTACATGATTCCTGATCTGTGAAAAAGAAAAAGAAATGCAAAAAATGGAAATGTTCAAAATATAAAGGAAAAAAATGTAACTGCGGTAGAATACTATGATGGATCTTGATAGTCAATTTGAGTTAGAACATTTACTATTCAAAGATAGAAGATGTAGAACTTGTAATCAGATCAAGAATCTACTGGAAGATTTCTACATGTCAAGAAAACAAAAGAAAGGTTTACCATCTGCATATTCTTACGAGTGTAAGGACTGTACAATCAAAAGAATAGTAGCAAAAAGAAAGAGTAAAAAGAAAATAAAGGAAGGTCACTATCCAGACTGGTAGGGTGTTCGTGTGTTGTTTCCCCTGTGGAGGGATAGAAATATCTAAATACTTCTAGATAAAATGATATCTTAGAGGTAAAATTAAATGGCAAGTCAAGTCTCGCCTGGTGTTGTTATTAGAGAACGTGATCTATCTACTGGTGTCTTGGTTGGTGTTTCTGGTCTTCGTGCTGGATTTGCATCATCATTTCGCAGTGGACCTGTAGGCAAAATTACAAATATAGGATCCGAAAGAGAATTAATTGATATCTTCGGAGCACCAGCTGAGGCTAATGCTGGTGACTGGTTAGTAGCATCTGAGTTCCTCCGCTACGGTGGACAACTCTCTGTTGTTCGTGCAGAAACTGGTGTACTCAACGCAACTTTAGATGGTTCAGCAGTATTAGTTGGATCAAAAGAAGATTACGATGCTGGTGCTGGTTCATCAGAAAAGTTTATTGCTCGTACTGCTGGTGCAGACGGAAATAATCTTCATGTTGTTATTGTGGACAAAGGTCCCGACTTTACAATTACAAAAACTGGACACGGTTTATCAGTTGGTGGTACATACACTGACGATGCTGCTGTTGGACATGAGGTTGTAGAAGTTGTTGACGCAAACACAGTTAGAATTATTCAAGGAACTGCTGCTCCTACTCCAGCAGCTGGAGATACATCCGCAGCATTTACTAACTCAGACTGGAACGCAACTCAAATTGGTACAACTGGTTTAACATATAAAGAAGTAGGTCCTAGACCAGGTAGTTCCGCATTTGCAACAGAACGCTACATCACAATGGATGAGGTACACGTTGCAATCGTTGATACATCAACTAACACAATTGTCGAGAGAATGACATATCTCTCTAAGATATCTGACGCTAAGTCTCCAGAAGGTTCTTCAATCTACTGGAAGGATTACGTTAACGAATTCTCTGGATATATTTACGCTGGTGCATTGACATCTGCTGAGTTTACTACATTAGGAGAAGATCCTGGTGGTGCTGTTGCTTCTTACGGTGCTACATCTGCTGCTCCTATTAAGATTGCAAGAATTCTTAAGACTGCTGGTGGAGCATTATCAGGTGGTACTGATGATTACGCATATACTACAGGAGAAATTTCTGCGGCATATACATTGTTCCAAGACACAGAAGAAACAGATTTAGACTTTGTTCTTATGGGTGGATCAATGGGATCAGAGGCAGACACTAAAGTTAAAGCTGGTAGTGTTGCTGCTGTAGCAAATACAAGAAAAGACTGCATCGCATTCATCTCACCATGGAATGGTGCTCAGGTTGCTACATCTGGTGGTTCCGCACTAACTCCTGCACTTCAGTTATCAAAGACTATTGATTTCTTTGAGAGTATTGGTTCTAGTTCTTATGTTGTTAAGGACAGTGGAATCAAATACACATACGATAGATTCAATGACAAGTATCGTTACATTGGATGTAATGGAGACATTGCTGGTTTATGTGTTTCTACTTCTACTATTGGTGACGACTGGATTTCTCCAGCAGGAACCGCAAGAGGTGGATTACAAAATGTAGTTAAACTTGCATTCAATCCTAACAAAGCACAAAGAGATGATCTTTATACTTCAGCAATCAACCCTGTTGTAGCATTTCCTGGTGCAGGTCCTATCCTATTTGGTGACAAGACTGCACTCGCTTCTCCATCTGCGTTTGATCGTATCAACGTAAGACGTCTCTTCCTTAACATAGAGAAGAGAGCAAGAGTACTTGCAGAAGGTGTATTGTTTGAGCAGAACGATAGTATAACTCGTGCAAGTTTCAACGCTGCACTTAGTGGATACTTAAGTGAAGTTCAAGCACGTAGAGGAGTTACAGACTACTTAGTTGTTTGTGATGACTCTAACAATACTGCTGAAATTATAGATAGAAATGAGTTTGTCGCAGAAATATATGTGAAACCAACTCGTTCTATCAACTATGTGACTGTGACTGTTACAGCAACGAAGACAGGTGTTAACTTCACCGAAGTCGTTGGTAGATAATTAAACAAAAGGTAAAAACAAATGGCAACTAACAACGTATCTTCGTTCCTTCAAGTTATTGGTCAAGGCGTTAAGCCTAATATGTTCACAGTGGACATCCAATTTCCTGCAGGATTCAGTGATGCAACTATCAATGATCTAGCAGGAGGAGAGTTAGCATCTGATGGTGCTGGCGTTCTTATGGGTAAAGAACTAACTTCTGTTCTTTGTAAGTCTGCAGCATTACCAGGATCAAACTTGGGTGTAATCGAAGTTCCTTTTAGAGGTAGAACAGTTAAGATCGCTGGTGACCGCACCTTTGATACATGGACTGCTACATTCTTTAACGATAAAAACTTCAAGATCCGTGCTCTATTTGAGTCATGGGCAAATGAAATCAATACTCACGCTGGTAACACTGCTGAGAGATTTCTTCCAGATGGTGGTGGAGATGGTTACATGGCAAATCTATTTGTCACACAACTAGAAAAAGATGATACAGAAGGTGGTTCTGCAATCAGAACTTATCAATTGCATCATTGCTTCCCAACTAATGTTTCTCAGATTGATCTTGCATATGACAGCAACGATCAGATTGAAGAATTTACTGTTGAATGGCAGTACTCATACTTCACTGCAGAAAAGGCAAAAGGCGGATCACAAGCACCAGCATCAACTAGGACTGAGATCGCTAACGGAAAAGTCATATAATTAACTCTGCTAAATATAAGTAAGAGCACTATTATGACTAAGTAGATGAGTCAATTATTTGGTTTCCAAATACAACGTAAGGAGGGAAAGAAGGGTCAGTCCCCTGTCCCTCCTAATGCTGAGGAGTCGATTGCTGTAGCAGCAGGAGGCTACTATGGAACGTATGTGGATACGGACAATCAAGCTCGTAATGAGTATGAGATGATCCGTCGTTATCGTGATATGGCACTACACCCTGAGGTGGATAGTGCAGTAGACGAAGTAGTAAACGAGTTTGTTGTGAGTGATGCTCATGACACTCCCGTTGAAGTAAATTTAGATAACCTTGATGCTGGAATGGGTATCAAGAAAAAAATAAGAGATGAGTTTGAGTACATCAAAAGACTTTTAAACTTTGACAATCGAGCACATGAGATTGTCAGATCTTGGTATATTGACGGAAGATTATATTATCATAAAGTTATAGACCTAGAGAATCCTAAGAAAGGTATTACGGAACTTCGTTATATTGATCCTATGAAGATCAAGAAGGTTCGACAAAAAATTGATCAAACACCAAAAGATTCTCTAGCACGTCAAGCAATAAAAGGTACAGCATTAGAGTTTGAGTACGGAACATTTGTAGATTATTACCTTTATAATCCAAAAGGTTTTTATAAAGGTGGTGTTTTAGGACCTGTTGGTGACATGTCATTGTCGCAAGGTGTCAAGATGGCAATAGATTCTATTACATTCTGCCCTTCTGGACTACAAGATTTAAACAAGAGAATGACTCTTGGTTTCTTACACAAGGCAATCAAGTCTCTCAATCAATTGAGAATGATCGAGGACTCTCTAGTTATATACAGACTTTCTCGTGCACCTGAGCGTAGAATATTCTACATTGACGTAGGTAACTTACCTAAGGTAAAAGCGGAGCAGTATCTCCGTGACGTTATGTCTCGTTATAGGAACAAGTTAGTATATGATGCTAACACTGGAGAGATGAGAGATGACAAAAAGCATATGAGTATGCTCGAAGACTTCTGGTTACCACGTAGAGAAGGTGGCAGAGGAACAGAGATTACTACATTGCCAGGTGGTCAGAACTTAGGTGAACTCAAGGATGTTGAGTATTTTAAAAAGAAATTATACAACAGTTTAAACTTACCTCCATCTCGTCTTACAGATGACAACAAAGGATTTAACCTTGGTAAGACAACAGAGGTTCTCCGTGACGAACTTAAGTTTACTAAGTTCATTGGTCGTCTCCGCAAAAGATTTAGTGAGATGTTCCAAGATATGCTTAAGACTCAACTCATTCTAAAAGGAGTTATTGCTCCAGAAGATTGGGAAGATATGAAAGAGCATATACAGTATGACTTCTTATTTGACAATCACTTCAATGAATTAAAGAACATTGAGATGTTTAACCAACGCATAGCAACTGTCACACAGATGGATCCTTTTGTTGGCAAATACTACTCCGTGGCACACATTCGTAAGGAAGTTCTTGGTCAAACTAATCGAGATATGAGAGAGTTAGATAAGGAGATGCAGCAAGAGATTGATGCTGGTATAGTTATGTCACCACAAGATGTCAATACATTTGACACTATGGATCGTCAGAACACTGCATTTGCTCCAGAAATTCAAGCACAACAGGCTGATGACGCTGTAGAAAGGGAGTTAGATAAGGAGAAACGTGCACCTAAACCACCACTTTCCGCATCTAAACCAACAAATAATAATAAATAATAAATGCTACAAGAATATTATGACTGAAAATACAGATGTTAACAAAGAACTTGGTGCTGTAGATATTGTCGATAAGATTGACAATAACCAACGAGCATCTGCAATTGATGCAATCCATGACATGTTATTTGGCAAAGCTTCTCAAGCAATGGCAGATTACAAGAAAGTGGTTGCTAATACATTCTTTGATGAACCAACCGAGACAGAGATACCAAGCAATGAAACTGATAACGGAAACGATTGAAGACGTTAAACTCATAACAGAAGAGAAAAACGGAAAGAAACTTCTTTATATTGAAGGAGTGTTCTTACAATCTGAGTTAAAAAATCGCAATGGTCGTATGTACCCCTTCGCTGTTCTTGACCGTGAGGTTAAGAGATACAATGAGGAGTATGTAAAATCAAAACGTGCTCTCGGTGAACTTGGACATCCCGATGGTCCTACTATCAATCTTGATAGAGTATCTCATAGAATTACTTCACTCAAAGCAGAGGGAAATAATTTCATTGGTAAGGCACAGATCCTAGATACACCAATGGGTAACATCGCTAAGAACTTACTTGGTGAAGGTGTTCAGTTAGGTGTTTCCTCACGTGGTATGGGAAGCATCGACAAAACAGAAAGTTGCAATGTTGTGCGTGATGACTTCATGCTCACCACTGCTGCAGATATAGTAGCAGACCCCTCCGCACCCGATGCTTTCGTTAATGGAATCATGGAAGGTAAAGAATGGGTTTGGTGTAACGGTATACTAAAGGAAACTGAAGTTGCTAAATATAAAAAGATAATGAGTGACGCAAGTCGCCGTGATGTAGAGGCAAAAACGCTCCAAGTTTTTGAGCATTTCCTCTCAAATCTTTGATTCTATAAATAATTCATATCACTATACGGAAAATTATTAAGGTAAACTCTAATGTCAGATAAACTTAACGAAAAATTTGAAGAGTTTGCTACCGAGCAAAAAGTGACTATCGTGGAAGGCGACCCTATGCCGACTGTTTCCGCAAACGTCATACCAGGCACAGGTAGCGAACCATCTCAAGTTTCTGATGCACAGACATCAAATGGTACAGGAAAAGATCCTGCACCTAAAGTTGATGCTGGTCAATCATATGGACAATCTGCTCCTGCAGATTTAGGTGGTACATCCACAACTCCTAATGAGCATGATGATGATGGAGAAGACAATCCAGGTGCTAAGGCAGCCGCTCCTGTAGGAGACAAGGCAGCACAAAGCGATGGATCTGCTCAAACATCTAACATTAGTGATGCTGGTGATATGGGTAAACAACCTACAGTTGGTGCTGATGCAGCATACGGAACTGGAACAGGTTCTCAGGTTACATATCCAATCAAACCATCATACGAAGACCTTGATGTCTCCGATGATGTCAACGCCCTATTAGAGGGAACAGAACTCTCAAAAGAGTTTGCCGAGAAAGCAAAGACTATCTTTGAAGCAGCAATCAAGGCAAAACTTTCTGAAGAGTACGACAAGCTTGTAGAACACTTTGCTACAGAACTCGAAAAGCAAGTAGATACTGCTAAGGCAGAGCTTTCCGAGGAAGTAGATGGCACAGTGAACTACGCCATAGGTCAATGGATGGAGCAAAATCAAGTTGCTGTTGACCGTGGAATAAGAAATGAGATCACCGAAGACTTCATTGCGGGTCTTAAGGGTCTCTTTGAGGAGCACTACATTTCTATCCCAGATGATAAAGTTGATGTGGTAGAAGGTATGGCTGACTCTATTCGTGAGATGGAAACCAAGCTTGACGAACAGGTCAAAGCTAATGTGAAATTACAATCCCGTCTAAATGAGACTGCAAAAACAAATATTCTGAATACTGTTTCAGAAGGATTGGCAGATACTCAGAAGGACAAACTCGCTGCACTCGCTGAGGGTGTTGAGTTTACAACTGAGGAGGAGTTCTCTAAGAAAGTGAAAACTATCAAAGAGTCTTACTTCACAGAAAAAACTGTAACACAAAGTGAAGTTGCAGACGAAACTCCAGTAGAAGGAGCATCAGATAAGGATATTAGTCCAGCAATGGCACAATACCTTGATGCTATGAATCGCTGGCAATAAATTATATCCCCCAATTTTTCTCATAAGAGCAAATGTTTAACTCAAAAGCTCTAACAGAAAAGTGGAACCCTGTTCTAAGTCATGAAGGTGCTGGTGCCATCAAAGACAATTATAGAAAGGCAGTTACCGCTGTTTTGTTAGAAAATACAGAGTCTCAACTTAGAGAAGAGCGTGGTATGATCAATGAAGCATCCAACACAGTTGGTGCCATTGGTACAAACGCACTCTCAGGTTCTGGACTTGATACAAAAACAGGCGGTCTTGCTGGATTTGATCCAGTGATGATTAGTCTCATCCGTCGTGCTATGCCAAACTTGGTAGCATACGACATTTGTGGCGTTCAACCAATGAGTGGTCCTACTGGACTAATCTTTGCAATGAAGTCACACTATCAGCAAAATGGTTCTGCACTAAGAGCTGGAAACGAAGCACTTTACAACGAACCAGATGCAAACTTCTCAGGTAACACACAAGGACCTGCTGCATTCAACGATCCTATCTCTCCTCTTGGAGACGGTGGTACAACAGATGCTAACCCAGGTTTACTTAACGATGCTACTGGTGGTGGTACAACTGCTGCTAACTACGAGAAAGTTGCTAGTAAAATTGCTAGAGAAGATGCTGAGGTTCTAGGTTCTGGATCTACTCTCTTCAACGAGATGAGTTTCAGTATAGAGAAAACTTCTGTTACTGCTAAAACAAGAGCACTAAAGGCAGAGTACACTCTAGAACTAGCACAAGACTTAAAAGCAATTCACGGTCTTGATGCAGAACAGGAA